GGACCCCTCGGACGCGGCGGCCATCACGGCGGCTGTCACTGAGGCTGTCGCCGCGAATCCCCGGCTCGGGAAGCCGGCCGTACCGGGCATGAGGCCCAACCCCGCTCAGGGCCATTCGGCGTCCGCGCCCCTCGGCCTCGCTGAGCAGATCGCCGCGTCTGAGAAGGCGGGCGACACGAAAGCAACCATCCGGCTCAAGGCCGCGATGGGACTCAACCACAACTGAGGCGAGGGCGTTAGCCCGGCCCGGTTACTACCCCAAAGGATCCAATCATGGCTGCAGTTGCTGGGCAGGGCACCACATTCACCCTCCCGAACTACCACGGTGAACTCTTCACCGTCACCCCCACCGAGACGCCGCTCCTGTCGGCCATCGGCGGACTCTCCGGCGCCAAGTCGACGACCGCCACCCAGTTTGAGTGGCAGACGATCGACCGTCGCACCTCGACCACGAACAACGTCGCGCTTGAGGGTGCGAACGCTCCCGCAGGTACGGAGCGCGCGCGGTCCAACGTCACCAACGTGGTGGAGATCCACCACTCGGCGATCGAGATCAGCTACACGCGGCTCGCGGCTCAGGGCAACTTCGCTGGCGCGAACATCGCCCCGCAGTACGACGACCTGATCCTCGACGAGCTCACCGTGCAGACGATGGCCGAGCTCGAGTCCATGGCTGTCGACGTGGAGCAGTCGTTCCTGAACGGCGTCTACGCCAAGCCTGCGGACAACGTCACGCCTCGCAAGACGCGCGGCATCCTGAGCGCGATCACGTCCAACGTCAACGCGAACGCCGGCGTCAACCGTGCGCTGTCGAAGGCGATCATCGACGCGACCCTCCAGACGGCGTTCACCAACGGGGCGAAGCTTCCCCAGGCGAGCACCGTGTTCGTGTGCAGCGCGGCTCAGAAGGTCGCACTGACCAACGCCTACGCCATCCCGGCGCTGAACCAGGTCACCCGTGACCGCACCATCGGCGGCCTGGCCGTCGACACGCTGGTCACCGACTTCGGGACCTTCGGCGTCATGCTCGACCGCTGGATGCCGGCCAACCAGATCGCCATCCTCGACCTGTCGGTCCTCTACCCGGTGTTCCTGAACATCCCCGGCAAGGGGCTGCTCTTCACCGAGGAGCTGGCGCGTGTCGGTGCGGCCCGCAAGTTCCAGCTGTACGGCGAGATCGGGCTGGAGTACGGCCCGGAGCTTTACCACGCGCTCATCAAGGATCTCCTCTGATCCTGAGCGACTGACCGTGGGGGCATCGCAAGGTGCCCCCACGGCACTCCCATCCACTTCCACGCAAAGGGGTTTCTTATGGCCAAGTTCACAGCAACGCATGGCGTCGAGTTCGGCGAGCAGGCGGCGCCGAAGAAAGAGGGCGGCGAGCCCGGCCCGTACATCGTGTGGGCCAAGTTCGAGCATGACCGTTCCCTGGACACTGTCGAAGGCGTGAGGACGTACACGTTCAGCACGGACGACGAGGCGATCGCTGCCCGTGTCCGCGCCGTCAACGACTACGGCATCACCGAGGTCGACGCTCCCGCCGAGGCCCCCGTCGATCCCGCCCCCGCGTCCTGACCGCCTAGTTACAAGCCGAGAGAGGCGAGCACATGAGCACACCCATCGCAGTGCCCGCCGATCTCGGCACGTACCTGGGCGACCCGGCCATCGACACGGTCCGGGCCACACAGAGCCTTCTGCTCGCGCAGGACCTCTGCGAGACCATCTGGTCCCCGATCGGTGCCACAGCGCTGGGCATCATCCTGGCCGTGGCGGCGCGGCAGTACGTCAACGTCACGTCCGCCAACAACGTGGCGCTCGGGACCGCGCACATCGGCTACGGCACCCCCGGCACCAGCCAGGGCGTCGGCGGCCTCTACCTGTCCCGCTCGGACAAGACGACCCTGCGTCGTCTCGCCGGTCGCGGCGGCGGGTTCTCCACGTCCGTGCTGCCTGTCGGTGCCAGTGCTGTGCTGTCCGTGACCGTGACCGCAACCGCGGGCACGTACACCCTCAACTTCGCCGGGGCGATCACAGCCCCCATCGCATGGAACGCGACCGCCGGTGCGGTGCAGGCTGCGCTGGAGGCCCTTGGGGTCATCAGTGTTGGCAACGTGTCCGTGACGGGCGCCTACATCATCACCTTCACCGGCACGCTGGCAACCGTGCCGGTCCCGCCGCTCGTGGCGAACGGTGGGAACCTCACCGGGACCGTCACCACCGGCGTCATCACCGTGGGCGTCCTGGCTCCCGGGCAGGGTCTGCCGCCTTGGGACTACGACTACTACCGCAACCGGCACTCGCTCGGTCAGCAGGTCTACGGCGGTCAGTGGTGAGCGCCCTCTCGGCGTTCTTCGTCCACACGGCTTCCGTGGAGACCTTCACGGGCGCCGGTGCCTACGGCGACACCTACGCGGCCCCGGTGGACGTCAAGGGCTTCCTCGACGATGGCGTTGTCCTGGTCCGCACGGGCACGAGTGAGCAGCTCGAGCAGAAGTCGATCTTCTACGCCGCGCTGTCCGACGCCGACAAGCTCGTCGCCGGTTCTCGGGTCACGGTCAACGGGCGCGTGGCGTGGGTCTCGGCGATTCGTCGCCGCGATGGTGGCTCGCTCGGGCTGCCTGACCACATCGAGGCCGACCTCGTTTAGGCGAGGTCACTTGCGACTCACGTACCTCTCCAACGCCCTGCGAATGACTTCGCTCAGCACCTCGTCGCGTTCGTCGGCCTTCGCCTGAGCCGCCAGCCATAGCGCGGCGGGCACGCGGACAGACTTGGCCGTCATTGGCTCACGGGTCATGACCCGGCCCGCTTCACGACGTCATAGCCAGCAGCGCGGAGGCTTGCCAGTTGGGCATCCACGAAGCCACCGACGCGCAGGGCGTCCAGGATCGGCTCGTCATCGTCGGGAGCCTCGGCGAGCAGGTACACGGTGGTGAACTCAGTGACCCATGTCGAGCATTCGAGGAGGTAGACGATCCACCACCCGCCCTCCGCCGCGCTCATTTCGAGCGTTCCCTCGACGGCTGACCCATCGCGGAACTCGCCGCGCACCTTGGCCCCGTCCCGCCAGCGCGGGTCGTCCGTGGTGATCCACGGGAGCTTCTGGGGAGTGGGCGGGGCGACAGACGCGGCCCCAGCATCGAAGGCGGTCATCGCATCCCCATCGGAAAGGTGGCCATAGCGGCGCAGGTCAGCCGCGTACTGCTCGCGAGCCCACGCCCTGGCGGCGTTCGAATGATCGGTCATAGCTCATCTCCTGCTAGTTCGGTGTCGCTTACATGGCCCACGTCGGTCCATTGACGCCCCGGCATCTGTGTGACGAAGTAGGCGGCATGGCGGAGCGCGAGTTCAGCGGTCCGCCCGATCGGCGCGGAGATGGTGAGTTGCTCGGCTGTCAGGGGCATGACTTCTGCCGCGCTCACGGCGCGCAGCATTGCGGCAACGTCTGCGAGCGCCGCCCGGTAGCCGGTTTCGAACCAGTCCCCGAAGCTCTCGACCGTCGCCACGACCGTGTTCTCTTGGCGTGGCGTCAGCAGTGGGTCTCCGGGGTACTCACGCATGTCGTCAAGAAACGTCAATGCCTCGGTGTCGTTCTCGATCCGAAGCAGTACAAACGTGCTCATGCGTTGCCCTCCGCGTCGTCGAGTCGCTGAAAGACAGTGCCGAACCTATCGGCGACGGCCCCGAACGGGTCGTAGGCCGAGGGCCTGCGGTGGGCCTCCGCGTAGTCACGGTTGAACTGATCTTGCGCGGCCATCATGACCGTGAGGTCCTGTGGCGACGCCTCCCACTCGTCGATGCCGATGATCTCCTGATCGTTGTATCCCATGCCTCCTAGTGTGCCCGCTGTACCTACGTTTGTCAATACGAAACGGGGTGATCTGATGGCCATCGATCTCGCGGCCATCACCGCCAAGGTCCGCGACCACGTTGAGGACGCGCTGGCTGCAGGCGGGCAGGTCATCCTGGACCGCTCAAACGAACTGGTGCCTCTGGAGGGCCGCCCCGACACCCTCGGCGGTGTCACCCTCGCCGAGTCCGGCCGGGTCAACAGGACGGGCAGCAGCTACCTGCCGGTCGTGTCAGTCAGCTACGACGGGCCGTACGCGATCTATCAGCACGAGGGCATGGAGTTCCATCACCCCACGGGCGGCTCCGCGAAGTTCCTCGAGCGGGCCATGGTCGAGCAGACCGCTGAGGCGATTGACGCGATGGGCGACGAGATCCGGAGGGCGCTGGGAACATGAGCGGCTTCGAGACGGACCTCCTGACTGGCGTCGCGCAGCTCCTGGCCTCCGCCAACCTCGGAACATGGCGCGACACCGGCATCTATACGGCCGCTGAGACGGGGATCACGTTCGACGTGGTTCCGCAGTCACCGGATCAGGTCATCACCCTGACCGACTACGTCGTGTCCGACGACCCCACCCTGTCTGACTCCGTCATCGGCGTGCAGGTCCGCACCCGGTTGGGTGGCCAGGATCCGCGGCCCGTCAAGGACCTCGACGGCGCCATCTTCAACGTCCTCCACGGCCTCGAAAGCGTGACCCTGACCGGCGGTATTCACGTCGTGTCCCTGGTGCGCCGCTCCGGGGCCTCTCTCGGCCAGGACGCCAACAACCGGTGGATGAGGTCCTCGAACTACTACGCCACCGTCTGGCGCCCCAGCGCCAACCGCTCGTAACCCACATGACCGTCTAGAAGGAGAAACATCATGGTAGCTACAACGAAGGTCCAGCTTGGTGCGGCCACCACGGTCCGCAAGTGGTACCTGGACGTCAACACCGGCACGGACGCCGCGCCCGTCTGGATCGGCGTGTTCGGCGTCACGAAGTTCCAGCCGGCCCTGAAGCCGACGATGGTGGACACCTCGGACTTCGACTCCGGCGGCGACATGTCGTCCACGGTGACCGCCCGCGCGTGGAGTGCGGTCTTCGGCGTCGAGCGAAAGTCGCTGGCGTCTGACCCCACCTCCTATGACCCCGGCCAGGAGGCGCTCCGCCTGAAGGCGGAGAACATCGGGCTGCTGAACAGCATCGGCGTCCGGTACTACGAGATGGAGCCGGGTGGCCCCCGCATCGAGGCATACCAGGGCACGGCGGCCGTCGAGTGGTCCCCCGATGGTGGCGCCATGTCGGCCACCGATGGTGTGACGGTGACGCTCACCGGGCAGGGTCGCCGCACCCTCATCACCCACCCGGACACGGTCGCATCCGTGCCTGTCATCTACTCGTTCACCCCGATCACCGGCCCGGCCGCTGGCGGGACTCTGGTGGAGATCTCGGGCACCGGGTTCACCGGGACCGTCATCACCACCGGCGTGAAGTTCGGTGCTACCAGCGCGACCAGCTGGGTGGTCATCAACGACGACACGATCGTCGCGACCGCACCCGCCCACGTTGCTGGGGCGGTGTCCATCGTCGTGACGAACGCGACCGGTCCGTCCACCACGGGTGGCAGCTTCACGTACGTCTGATAACTAGTCGTGACGCGGGCGGCTTCGGCTGTGGTCGTCCGCGCCACCCAACAGCCACAACAGCCAGAGGAGTAAGGAAGCAGCCATGTCC